GAAGATGCTATCTGTGCTACTAAAGCTGCTATTAAAGAAGGGATTGTTCCTGGTGGTGGTATTGCTCTATTAAATGCCGCAACAAATTTAAAAGCTAAGTCTATTGGTGAAACAGTTTTACTAGAAGCTATTAAAGCTCCTTTTAAAACTATACTTGAAAATGCAGGTGTCGAAGATTTTAAGATACCAAATAGAAAAGGACAAGGTTATAACGTGGTTACGGGAAAAATGGTAAATATGACAAAGTCAGGTATTATAGATCCTCTGCTTGTCACTAAGAGCGCTCTTCAAAATGCAGCTTCCGTAGCGACTACGATTTTATCTACAGATTGTGTAATTAATAATTTAAGAGTTAATGAAGGCAATAGGTAGAAACATAATAATAAAAAAAGCTAAAGAAGGTACCACCAAAACAAAAGGTGGTCTTCTTTTAGCAGAAACACATAGAGACGATATAAGATATGTAGAAGCAACAGTTATTTCATCTGGAGATGAGATAGATGTTTTAAAAGAAGGTAGTGTCATACTTTATGATAAACACGCTGGGCATAAAATTGAAGTTGAAAAAGAAACATATCACGTCATAAAATCCGGAGACGTTGTAGTTGTATTATGAGAAGGTTAGAGGCAGATGATATAAAAAACCTCAACCTTATGAAACACTACAGAATTATAAGAAAATGGGCTTGCAGAAATAACGATCTAAACGATGCAGATCTTGAATTATTAATTTATTTAGACTGTATGGATATGTTTAGAAAAAAAGATTTCGAAGATGGAGCTTATTCATATAGTTGGGACAATCGTCGCTGGAACAGGTTGTTAAAGCAAGGTTGGATATTTGTTTGGAGACATAGAAATAGAACAACACAAAAATACCATATATATAAAACATCTATTAAATGTAAACAATTAATAAAGCGGATTTATAGAATGATGTTAGGTAAAGAAGATATACCAACTTCAAGCGCTAATAGTATTATACGTGGTAACACATACACCGACAAGGTTTTAACAAAAGCAATATATAACGTTAATAAAGATAAGCATAGATAATTATGACTAAATGCTCTAATTGTGGCTCACCAATAAATCATTGCGGCTGCGGAATACCATTTAAAATGAAAGGAAAACAATACGATTACAAAGAAGCGTACAACAAAAATCTAACTCCAAAAGCTAGATTACATTATTTAGAAAACGCTAGACACGATCAAGACACACCTTTACAAGGTCACTGTACTGGATCACCAGCTAAACAAGTAGTAGATCCAACAATGCAACAGCAAATGATTCAACCAATGACTAATGTTACGCCAGCAGGCTCTAGCTTAGTTAATCCATTTCCACCAAGTGCTCAAGCTGCTGCTCAAGGAATTTATGGTAACCAACAAATGAAACAAATGTCAGTTAACGCTCCATTTATGTATAAAGATGGTAGTCCATTAGAAGGTAACGCGTTTATTGCAGCTAAAATAGCGGCTGAAAAAGCAGGTAAAGATACTTTTAAAGTCGGAGGTAAAACATTTCCAGTAAAATAATAAAAATATGAAAACAATAAAACAATTAAAAGCTGATCTAGCGGGTCAAGTAGGTGAAAATGCTATATGGGACGGACCATTAAGCAAAGAAGGTTTTCCAATGGGTAAAGGTTCTAGCTCAGGTAAAGATGGACTAGAAGTATCTAAAGCACCATTTACATGTGGGCACGGAACACCAATTACTCAACGAGCTAAAGCATTTAAATAATATGAGTTCTCCATTTGCACAAAAGTTCATGGATAAAAAACCTTTTTCCGATGAACAATATGAAGCTCTTGCTAGAAAATACGCAAAGAAAGAAAAAGAGCAAAGTGTAGAAAATGATGCACCTGATTATGAAACAAGAATGAGGTTGCAAAAAGAACTTGCTAAAGAGCTTGAGCAGAAAAAACAAGAGGGTAGTTCTTCACCTAACCAAATGTCTCCACTTAATAGATATGTGTCTATAGAACCTGCTATGCAACGTCTTCAAAGAGATGCTGAAAATATAGCTGCTATGGATAAAAAAGAAAGCACTACTGGATATGACAGTAGTAAGTCTTTTGGTGAAAACCTTGAAGCTTCAAATAAAAAGTCTGGTTTAACTAGCAATTTTGACACTAAAAGCGGAAAATTTAACTTTGGTAAAATAGAACTATCACCAAACTTGGGTTATGATCCATCAATGATGGGTGCTGCGTCTAAAACTAAAAAAGGTTAAATGGCATTTAAAATAACTCCACCATATTCAATGGATAACACTCCAATTTACAATGTAAGTATGGAAGACGGCGTTATGGGTAAAGCTAATAACAATGGATCTATAATCTTAAATAAAGACTTAGATCCATCGCAATGTGAGAAAGTTATTGCTCACGAAAAGATACATCTTGAGCAAATGAAGCGTGGTGATTTAGATTACGACGACAAATACGTTTACTGGAAAGGTAAAAAATATTCAAGAGCACAAATGAAAGAAGGTGCTAAAAACTTGCCTTGGGAAGCTGAGGCTTATAGAAGAGCATAATGAAGTTTTCTAAAAAAGGATATTTAAGAAACAGCCCAGATGTTAACAAATCTCAAAATAGGATATGCTAGAGTAATGACGCCTGGTTATGATCATTATTTTCCTCATGCAAAATACGTAACAGAAACACCAATTAAAAACAAAGAAATGAACGGACCATTTAAAATGAAGCCTTGAAGAGGTGATATGCCAAAAACAGGTAAAGGATTACCAAAAGACATGACTAATCCTATTATGCAAACTACAGATCCAAGATCAGGGTTTGTTACACCAGATATAGATCCAAAATCTGGATTTGAAAGATATCAAAAGAGAAAAGTTAGCAGAGATGTCGTAAGAAAAAGAGACATAATGGATAGCGATGTTGGAAAAGATGCTTTTAAAAAAGTGTTAAAAAAAGCAGAAGGGCTTTCAGGTTTTGACATTTCTCCAAAAAGAGTTGCTGGTACATTTAAAACCCAATTACCAACAGCTGGCGAAGCTAAAGCTGACTATGGAGATCCGTTTTCAGATGTCGTTAAAACCTACGATTATGGACAAACCCAAGGTTTTAAAAGCGGCGGTAGAGCTGAACAAGCATTAGGAAAAATGGGTGCTAAAGTATATGAAGCTAAATACGGAAAAGGCTCATTATAATGAAAAAAATTTGGCAATGGTTAACCGGTAACGTTATCAGAGAAGTTGGTGACGTTATCGATAAACTTACAACTACCAAAGAAGAAAAGTTAGAAGCTCAACGTCTTATAACTGAAATTCTTGAGAAAGCCGATAAAGAAGCACAAGAACAAGTTACAGCAAGATGGCAAGCGGATATGAAGTCTGATTCTTTCTTATCTAAGAATATTCGTCCGTTAGTACTTATATATCTAACTGTTATTTTTACTGTATGTGCATTTTTTGACGGTAATATAGGTGAGTTCCATATAGCCGAAGAATATATACCAATATTCCAAACATTACTTGTAACAGTTTACGGCGCTTACTTTGTGGGTAGAACATGGGAAAAAGCTAAAAGTATAAGTAATAATAAGTAAAAAGTTAAATAAATTAAATTAAATTAAATCAAATGGCAAAAATTACAGAAGAGCAATTAAGCGAAATCGTTGAATTGCAAACTAAACTTAATGAAATTATTTCAAACATCGGATTATTAGAAACTCAAAAACACGGGTTTTTACACGACATAGCTGAAGTAAATAAAAAAATAGAAGAGTTTAAAGTTAAACTAGAAAAAGAGTACGGAGCTATTTCAGTAGATCTTAAAACTGGTGAGTATACGGAAGTAGAAAAAGATGGAGACAGTAATTAGAAAAATAAGTATTGGTTCTGATTACAAAAACGATGCAATGCACTACTCTGTTGGTCAGCAAGTTTACGGTGGTCACGAAATAGCTTATATTTTATTTGATGAAAACGATACATCTTATAGCATTTATATTAAAAAATATGATGAGGTTTTACCTTGGAAAAAGTTTAATAAGAATATGGCTGTAGCTGTTGAGTATGATTTAGAATATTAATGAACTCATTGTACGATTTTATTGTAAAGCCAGTAGGTGAAAAATACAGCAACACAGTAAAAATTGACGGTAAAGACTTAGTTGTTAATACTAAAATTGAAAACTGGAAGTTTGTAAACAGATTAGCTGAAGTTGTTCAAGTGCCTTTAGCTTTTAACACTGGCATACAAAAAGGTGATAAAGTTTTAATACATCAAAATGTATTTAGAACTTTTTATGATATGAGAGGTGAAAAGAAGAAAAGTAGATCATTTTTAAAAGATGATTATCATCTTTGCTCTTTTGATCAAATATATTTATATAAAAACAAAAGCGGTTGGCGCACTGTAGGTGAAAGATGCTTTGTCCAACCAATTAAAGATAATAATGATTTAACGCTTAAAAAAGAAAGAAGCCTTGCTGGTATATTAAAATACGGCAATAAGTCATTAGAAGATCTTAAAATAACTCCTGGAGACCTCGTAGGTTTCAAACCAAACAGTGAATGGGAGTTTTTAGTTGACGGTGAACGTCTTTATTGTATGAAATCTAATGATATTGTAATTAAGTATGAACGTAAAGGAGACGAAGAAAAATATAATCCAAGCTGGTCGCAGAGCGGTTGATGAGCTAATTAAAGTAGCTAAAGAACCTATTGTTGATTCAGATGATGATATTTCTGCTGATAGACTTAAGAACGCGGCAGCTACAAAGAAGCTAGCAATATTCGATGCTTTTGAAATATTAACTAGAATAGAGCACGAACAAGATTTGTTAAACGATAAACCTAAAGAAGTTAAACAAGAAAAAACTTTTAAAGGTTTTGCTGAAGGAAGGTCTAAATAATGTACGAGCAAACTCTATATAAAGTTCTCGACGATCATATACAACCACACACTATAGCTAAAATGAATAAAGCTAAAAAATGGAAGTATGGTTATAACGAAGATTACGATATTGTAGTTATAAGTAAAACCGGTGAAATCGGTGAAATATACGAAATAAATGGGAATACACTGAATATCCTAAAGAACTCAAAAAAATAAAGTCTGTGTTTGATTGGGAGGAATACCCTATAGACTTTAAAGAAAAATGGTATGATTACATTGATAACGATTTTAATAAAAGAGACCAAGGTTTTTGGTTCTATAATAAAAGTATGGCTACTTACATTACTGGTACTCACTTTATGTACCTGCAGTGGAGCAAAATTGACATTGGGAAGCCAAACTTTAGGGAATCAAACAGATTATTCTTTATATTCTGGGAAGCTTGCAAAGCCGACTCACGCTCTTACGGAATGTGTTATCTTAAAAACCGCCGTTCAGGATTTTCTTTTATGTCATCAGCAGAAACCGTTAATGTGGCAACAATTACATCAGATGCACGGTACGGTATCTTGTCAAAATCTGGTCCCGATGCTAAGAAAATGTTCACAGACAAAGTCGTCCCTATATCCGTCAACTACCCGTTCTTTTTCAAACCGATCCAGGACGGTATGGACAGACCAAAGACAGAGCTCGCTTATAGAGTACCAGCAACAAAATATACAAGAAAAAAACTTGAAACAAACGAAAAACTTCAAGAACTCGACGGGCTTGACACAACAATTGACTGGAAAAACACAGGCGACAACTCGTACGATGGTGAAAAATTAAGACTTCTAGTACACGACGAAAGTGGAAAGTGGGAAAAACCTAATAATATATTAAACAACTGGCGTGTTACTAAAACCTGTTTACGATTAGGTAGTAAGATTATAGGTAAGTGCATGATGGGTTCAACATCAAATTCACATGACAAAGGGGGTAAAAATTTTAAAAAACTCTATGACGACTCAGATGTTACGAAGCGAAATGCCAATGGACAGACTCGTTCAGGATTATATTCTTTGTTCATACCTATGGAGTGGAATTACGAGGGATACATTGATTCTTATGGATTACCTGTATTCGACACTCCGAAAAAACCAGTAGAAGGCCCACAAGGTGAAAAGATAAAAATAGGTGTAATAGAATACTGGGAGAACGAAGTAGAAGGATTAAAAGAAGATCAAGACGCTTTAAATGAATTTTACAGACAGTTTCCACGTACAGAAAAGCACGCTTTTAGAGATGAAACAAAGCAATCTTTATTTAATCTAACTAAAATATATGAGCAGATAGATTTTAATGAAGACATGCGTAATTCTATAAATGTAACAAAAGGAAGTTTTCAATGGGAAAACGGACAGCAAGATACTAGAGTTATTTTTACTCCAAATAAAAACGGTAGATTTTTAATTAGTTGGATACCTAGTATTAATTTGCAAAATAGAAAAATAAACAAAGGAGGAGTTTATTATCCTGGCAATGAGCACTTAGGTGCTTTTGGATGTGACCCTTACGATATATCAGGTACAGTTGACAAAAGAGGATCTAATGGTTCTCTACATGGTTTAACTAAGTTTTCAATGGAAGACGTACCGCCAAATCATTTTTTTTTAGAATATATAGCAAGACCACAAACTGCTGAAATATTTTTTGAAGATGTTTTAATGGCTTGCGCTTTTTATGGTATGCCAATACTAGCAGAAAATAATAAACCTCGTTTACTATATTATTTTAGAAAAAGAGGTTATAGAGGTTTTGCAATGAATAGACCAGATAGAAGTAGAAACAAACTATCTGTAACAGAAAGAGAAATAGGTGGTATACCAAACTCAAGTGAAGATATAAAACAAGCTCACGCTGCAGCTATAGAATCTTATATTGAAAATTTTGTAGGATTAAGAGAAACAGGTTATGGCGATATGTATTTTCAAAGAACACTAGAAGATTGGGCTAAATTTAACATAAATAATAGAACATCTCATGATGCGTCTATTAGTTCTGGTTTAGCACTTATGGCTTGTAACAAGCATAGATACACACCAAATAATACAAGAAAAAGAGAACCTGTCGATCTAGGTA